CCTGCGGGGTAGTTAATCGTGGTGGATGCCTGCGTTTGCATATTGATTGCAACCGCATTGCCATACAGGGCGAGGATGATGTACTCCGCGTTGCTGGACGCAGGGTTGGAAAACAAGCATGAACCGAAGGCTCCATTGATGTTGGCCGTGCCAACAATCGCGCCACCAGCCTTAGAGGAGCCAGTAACGGAGTAGGTCTCGCTGCCCGTAGCTCCAGCAATCGTATAGGTGAATGTATTGAGTCCCGTAACGGTGATGGTCTTGTTGCCGTTGGGGTTCACCGTTCCCGTGCCTACATCCACAATCGCCACAACGTAGGACGACGAGAAGCCGTGGTTGGTAGACGTAGTGATGGTGACGGTCGTGCCAGATCGGGTGGCCGAGCTAATCACTACCTGCGGCCATACATTGAACGGCAGGCTTAGCGACTCATCAATCGACCCAATCTTTGGGCCAAACGTATCAACGCCGGGGCGCACCTGCCACGTCCCGTCTACGTTCATCCGTCCATTGACGGACATAGCAAGCTCACCCGGCTGAAGTTGATCCGGGCGCAGGCGGTTGTTGAAGCGTGAGAAGCCAACATCGGCCTCTTCAGCAACCGGAGTGTCCCTACCTGAGTAGCTGCTATAACGTGGCATGGATGATAGTTTACCCTATCTATCCGCTACCAAGATGTCAGTTACGACATCTTACGACGCTTGAAGTCAACGCCCTTGATGGTGCCCTTGTTGCGGGAAGCGTAGAAGACGGACTCGCCGCGCTTCTTGCCATACTCTTCCATCATGGCCTTCTTAATCTTCTTACCCTTCTTGGTGAGTGGCATGGTTAGCGGTATCTAGCGGTTTTCTTAGCAATGTTCTTGGGCTGTCTAACAAACTGTTTCCCAGCCTTCATTCCCTTGCGCTTGGCCCTGTTGGTCGCGGCCTTCTCGGCGGGACTCAGGCTCTTCCAAGCGGCATCAGGAAGATAGCGTTCTCCCGTTTTGAGGCTGGGTTTGCCGGAGGACGTGCGCCACTTCTGGCGAGTCCAATCGGCTAGGCTGCGCTGCTGGGGTTTCACTTGGAGGTCTTGTAGCCGCCGCCCTTGGCCTTGTACTTCTTGGCTAACATCTGCGCTTTACGGGCAGACCATTGGCCCGGACGGCCTCCCTTGCCACCAGACTTAATCGACTCAAAGAGCCGCTTACGCATAGTTGGCTGGGTGTAAACCCCAGCGGAGTTTACTGTCGAGCGACGTTTCACTTACAGGGCTTACGCTTGCCCATTTCACACTTACGTTTTCCACAGTTCATTTTGTAGTTCTCCTCGGTTTCCATCATTTCCTCCGCATCTTCGATGGCTTCCTCGGCCTCCTTCATGCGGCGGTAGAGCATACGCTCCTGCTTCATTGAACGATTCTTGTCTTCCTTCATGGTTAACAGTCCCAAGCCCGCCGACTCCAATAGTTAGCGGAAAGTTTGTTGCTCTTGCCCTTGATGCCGCCAGAGCGGGCGCAATAGCTCTTCTTGCGCGCAGGCTGGTTCTTCTTGATGGTCATGTTCGCATCCCCAAAGCGAACGATGCGCTCCTGTCCATTCTGGCAGGCTTTAACTCGAAACTTCTTTCGCTCCCCCGGCGTACGCTGGGGAACGTTGCATTTCATTTTAGACTTATCCATTGTTATACCATGCAAAAAGTATGACCAGCAGCCGTTTTATAAATACCACAAAGCTGTTGATTAATTGAACTGCTCCCGGATTTTCTTCCGAAAAATTTAAGTCCAGCAGCAGTAAGGGATTCAAAAATCTCGCCAGTTTCGTTGCACATGATCTTTATGTTCTTACCTCCATTTAGAATCCATTGATTCTTTGGCCTAATCAAAACGCCACTAGGAATGGTTCTTTTAATCGTTTGGTGAGAAACATTAAGATCTTTTGCAATAGAACAAAGAGACTCACCGCTTTTATATCTTTCGATAATTTTGTGTCTTTGAGCCCAAACCTTTAGCATTGGCCTACTAATTGCGCCGCCCAATGAAAGATTATAAGTGTTCGAGCTGAGCACATACTCTTCATTAACTAACTCAGTCTCTAGCGCATAAGCATCGGATTCGCAGTCAAAGGAAGCTAAAACTTTAACCGCAAAGTTATCGTAACCATATTTAGCCACGGCGGCGCAAAACCCACCACGAACGCGCTTTGTTCTTTTTTCAGCTGACTGTTGGCTGGTTACGCCACAGCCAATGTAACCACTGTTAATTGATTGCAACTTGGTTACGCCCAAATAGGTCTTTCCATTGACCATATTGGTTGTTTCATAGACGACGAACTTCTTGCCGCCCTGCACGTCCCTACGCGGGGCGTTACACTTCATAGCCTTCTTATTCATCGCTCTTTAGGATCTTGATGAGCTTGGTAACGGTGTAGGCAATCGACACCAAAACGAGGATGAAGGCCGCAATCTCGTTCACTTGAGTGAGGGTGATCGTCCCAAATGAACCTCCCACGCTTACCGCCACTACCTTAGTGATGTCGTTATCGAAGATCATTTGCGGATAAGGGCAGTCATACGGCTGCCGAACCACCACGCAACTGACGTACCAGCCAGCATCATAAAGCTCTGGATGGCTTCCACCTTCAGATACTGGTCCTCGATCAGGAAGAAGCTGATGAAGGAGCCAAGCACTAGGCCGATGGTAAGGAAGGGGCGGGTGATGGCGCGGATGTTTGCCGCCCATGGGGCCACCTTCTCCGTCATGTCTGCGGCAGATGCCGACTGAGATGCCGCAAATGCGTTCCATGCCGCAAGTGCCTCAGCACTAGCGGCTTGCTTGTCGAGCATCTCTAGCGCAAACTTGTTATCCTGCTTCTTCTCCCAGATGCGGATGACAGACGTAGCAACACTACCGAATAGCCCAAAGAGACCCCCGGTGCCTGCGTTAAACAGAAGCTCCGACCAGACGCTCATGGCTAGGTAACGTAATTAACTGCTGCAACCCCGCGCCAGCGACTGCCGCTGTCGTCGGTGATAAAAATAAAAAGATGGGTCTTGCCCGTGGTTAGGCTAGGCGCGGTGTCTTCCGGCCACTTCACGGCGGCGGGCCAAGTGATGGTGCCAGACGTATTCTCCACCTCTAAGACAAAAGCATAAGACCCGCTTGGTACGTTGCTAAAAGTAAACGTGCTATTTGTGGCAATCGTTTTAGTAAAGTGATTACCAAGGGAGCAATCAACATTAAGGGCAGAAACGGCGGTAACGCTACTCTTATACTGCCCAGTAGCTTCTAGGCTCGTAAACTTTCCAGAACTAGCCGCAGTTGAGCCAATAGCCGGGGGTGATGCAAGGTATGTTGAGAACCCAGATCCACTTACCGTGCTAGACGCACTAAGGGTACTAAACTGACCAGAGTTGGCCGTGGTAGAGCCAATGGGCAGCGGGCTTGCAAACAACTGGGCGGCCGTGGTCTTACGCAGGGCTACATCAGCCGAGCTGTGGACGAGGATGGTATCAGCCGAGGCTAGGGCCGTCTTGGCCGTCTGATCCGTAATGGCACCGGGAAGCAAAACGGCATCATCAACGTGATTGTTGAGGTTCGTTGAGGTTACGAGATTCGACGGCGAGGTCGTCCCGTAGGTTGTGCCTTTTTGAATCTGGGCCATGGCCTAAGTATATCAGGGCTTTACGGGCCAGATTACGTTGTGCGGGAAGCCAGATTGAGTAGGAATGTCGCGGAGAGCCTGACGGTAGGTAGTCCACGCTACCTTAGCGGTGTTGTCCAACGGAGTGTCGTTGAGCTGGGTCCAGTCGCACTCGGATAGCTTGGTGTTGCGCTCGGTGCGAACTTGCTTGGCCTTCTGGATGTCAATCTCCGCCCGTTCCTCAGCCGTATAGGCCCGCCACAGCTTTACCTCAACCACCTCATGCGGGTTGATGACGAACATCGACCCTGAAAACTTCTCATCCACAGCACCCTCATCAATACGAACTGGAAGCCAGCCAAGGGCTTTAAGCTCATCGTTGCTCAGCCAATTGAGGCCGGAAATGTTGCGCCAGCTAGAGGGCAGGGCGCAAGGCCCATCAACAATGGCGTTATTCTCTACCAGACAGTAGTTCATGTTCGTAGTTTAGGGCTTTGATTTCGTCAAAAGGATGGCTCCAGTCGCCATACTTCTGCTGGCGAAACAGCCGCATAGAGTTGTAGTAGGGCGTCTTAGGGCCGGGTTCCGCATACAGATAATACCCCATTACTGGTATGACAACCCACGTTGGGACACCCATTGCCGAAGAAAGGTGGCTTACGGACGTACAAGACGAAATTACGAGGTCGCAGGTGCTGACGGCGGCTTGGGTATCAGACCATGTATCAAGAGGCACCGTTTGCACCCAATCGGGCTTGTACTCCAAGTCGGCGTCCCGTTGCAGGCTAATAAACTCTACGTTGTCCCGTTTGACCGCATCGAAGAACAGGGGTGCTGGGAACAGCTTGTGGTGCTGGGCCTCAAACTGCTTGTTGCCCGACCAACGCAGACCCACCCGCAGTTTCTTAGACTGGCGGACATATGGGATCTTGGATAGGTATGGGTCTCCATAAATCATCTCCTTGGACAGATTCATGTATGCCGGAGCTGACATACCAGCCATCCAAGCATCGTGGTAGACGCCGTATTCCGCGCCGTGCTGCACCACCGCTGAGCAAAGGTTGGCGTCGTGGACAAACTTCACCAACTCGCCTGAGCAAGAAACAACAATGTCGGCTGTACCGGTTTGGCGGACATGGCGGATGTAGCCTAGCTGCTGGATCTGGTCGCCCAGTCCTCCTTCAAGGTACATAAGCAACGTAGCGCAGGGCTTACCGTCCCACTCTGGCTGGGGCGTGTTGGGCGGACTGTTGCCAAACACTCCTACCTTACGACCACGCCGGAGCAGTTGGTGGCCGAGACTGAAGTTGCCGTCATGTAGTTCGTACCAGCCACGATTAAAGGCAGCACGCGAGTCATCAGGTCTTTCGTTCGCCAGCTTGTCCGCGATGCGCCGTCCGTCCTCAAAGTTTCCGATCATCGACGCGGACAGTTGCAGATCAAGGTCGTCAATCTGCGGAAGCGTGGTCGGCTTGTCGCGCCAGAACTCAGGATGGCAAAACTTGGCGTAGTGATAGCCGAGAACATCCTTGGACGATTGGTTGTGCTGCCGCGCCAGCTTGGGCTTGATGTCGTGCATCCCAGCGTAGCCGTGGACGAACTCGTCGTTTTCCTTCACGCTCGATCCATCAATGTTGTCCAAGTCGTAGTCAAACGGAGGCAGGTCGAGGAAAGCGTGGATGCGTTCTAGCTCGCGCTTTGGGTTGGCGAGCAAGTCCTCGTATTCAACGAATAAGAAGCACTCGGGAAACGCACGGTATCCAGCCTCAAGCGTCTGGTACGCGGCCTTCAAGTGCGTAAACAGTTCGCCCTTTTCGATGAACGCGGTGAGGTTGTCTGGCTTGGCTACTCGCACGAACGAGGCAGCGCAGTCTGGCACGCTGCGAACCGTTGCGATGATTTTAGGCTGGTGACCGAGCACCTGAGCCATTGAGCGGATAATCACCGGAACGGGCCAGCCACGGCTCTTGTCGATGACAACTGGCTTGGTGGTTTCCTGCGCGTGAAACGATGTCGCAACTACGCGCATCGCGTGCTCAAGCTTTTTGCGCTTTAAGTCGGTGTTGTTTAGCAGCGGCGCGTCTCGCCATGTATTAGCCAGCCCGTCCAACGCGTGAACAAGTCCCGAGGTCGTAGAGACGTGAGTCTGCGGGTTTTGATTTAGGATAGCTGCAAGGACAGTCGAGCCAGAACGCGGCAGGCCGGAAAGGAAGTGAAGCGATTCGGTTGACAAATTATTCCTCGGTGATGGCTGCGGTGTGAATACCTCCCGTACTAACCCTTGCCCACGTTGTTAGTGTTCCTACTTGGACAGGAGATGAACGAGCTGTAGTGTCTCCTAGGCCGAGTTGGCCTTCGGCGTTGTCGCCAAAGGTCCACAACGTGCCATCATTTCTAATGGCTGCGGTAGCAAATTCTCCACATGAAACACTTTCCCATGTTGTCAAACCTCCAACTTGAACAGGAGATGAATAGTTAGTTGTATTTCCTAAACCAAGTGCACCAAGGACGTTACGTCCAAACGTCCATAGTGTTCCATCGGTTTTAATGGCTGCGCTGTGTGCAATTCCTCCTGAAGCACTCACCCACGTTGTTAATGCCCCCACTTGGATAGGAGAAGAACGATCCGTAGTATTTCCAAGGCCAAGTTGACCAAAGTTGTTGCGTCCAAAAACCCATAGCGTGCCATCATTTTTAATCGCTATGGTATGTTCGTATCCCGTTGCAACATTCGACCACGTTGTTAGTGATCCAACTTGTACTGGAGAGGAACGATAGGTTGTGTCTCCGAGACCAAGTTGACCAACGCTGTTACGTCCAAACGTCCATAGTGTTCCATCGGTTTTAATGGCTGCGGTGTGGCCGTATCCTGCTGATGCTTTTAACCAATTTGTCAAAGTTCCAACTTGGACGGGAGAAGAACGAGCTGTAGTGTCTCCAAGGCCAAGTTGGCCGCCGCCGTTTTGGCCAAAGGTCCACAACGTTCCGTCGGTTTTAATGGCTGCGGTGTGGCGGAGTCCCGCTGCGACGGTTAGCCACGTTGTTAACGCGCCGACTTGAACGGGAGATGAACGGTCGATATCGTCGCCTAGGCCGAGTTGGCCTTGGCCGTTCTCACCAAAGGTCCACAACGTTCCGTCGGTTTTAATGGCTGCGGTGTGGAGGAGTCCCGCTGCGACGGTTGCCCAATTTGTTAATGCCCCTACTTGGACAGGAGAGGAGCGGTAGGTCGTGTTTCCTAGACCAAGCTGGCCGGAGTCGTTGCGCCCAAATGTATAAAGTGAATACTTTAATTCACCGGCACCGGCGGCACCCATTGCAAGTCTAAGTACGTTCGGGTCCATAAAAATTAGTTAACGTAGTCTACGAGGGATGCGCCGCGCCAACGGGTGCCGCCATCATCCGTGACAAAGATAAAGATATGCGTTTTTCCAGTAGTCAAGGTGGGAGCCGTATCCTTGGGCCATTTAACAGTCGTCGGCCAAGTGATAGTTCCCGACGTGTGGGTTAGCTCAAGAGCAAATGCGTAGGCGCGGCTTGCAGGAACGCTACTAAACGTAAACGTAGACGCACCGTTGATGGTCTTCGTAAAGTAGTTAGCCGTCGAGCAGTTGATGTCTAGCGCGGCTACAGCCGTAATATTAGAAGCGTAGTTGCCAGACAAGTCTAGCTTGCTTGCCGGGGAGGTTTGTCCGATGCCCATTCGGCCATTGGACTCAATACGAAACACTTCTACGCCACCCTCTGTAAAAGCAATAGCGTCAGCCGCTGGAAAAAAGATACCCGTGTTAGTATCGCCGCTAGTAGTGATTGCGGGCGCGGACACCGTGCCAGCCGTAACCGTAACTACACCCGTAGCTTCTAGCGTCGTAAACTTACCAGCCGCAGGAGTGGTTCCGCCTATGGCAGGAGGAGAGGCAAGGTAATTAGAAAAGCCCGTGCCGCTCACCGTGCTCGATGCGCTCAGGGTAGTGAACGCTCCGGTGTTAGCAGCCGTAGAACCAATAGCGGGGGGCGAGGCAAAATAGCTGGTGAAGCCCGTTCCGCTTACGGTGCTCGATGCTTTCAGGGTAGTAAACGCGCCCGTAGAGGCACTAGACGCTCCAATGGTGGTGCCGTTGATAGACCCACCAGAAATTGTGACGTTGTTGGCGTTTTGGCTAGAGATGGTGCCAAGAGTCGGAAGGCCCGTCAGATCTGAGTATTTTCCGCTAGTGGCGACAGTAGCAAGAGTCGGCGTTCCGCTCAGGTCAGCATACGCTCCCGTAGTAGCTACAGTTGCAAGCGTCGGCGTACCAGACAGATCGGAATACTTGCCAGACGTAGCCACCGTAGCCAGCCCGCTGATGTTAGCCACCGGGACAGTTCCCGTGCTAATCGTGCCAATGGTGGTAATGCTAGTGCTACCAGCCCAAGTGCTGAGAGCCGTGTTCTCTACGTTGCTAAGACCGATAGCGGTTTTCGCGGAACTGGCAGAGTAGTTCTCCCAACGCTTGTCTCCACCGTCATAGACGAGGAAGTCGTTATTGGTCGGGGATGTAAGCTGTACGTTCTGGTCCGTTCCACCAAGCTGCGAGCCGGGGAAGATCTTGACGTAAATCGAGCCAGAGCTACCGGAACCAGCGTTAGTAACGATACCAATTTCAGACTTAATATTGGGCGCAGCGGGCTTGGTAGCCGTCATTGCTCCACCGCCAGCCGGATCGTACCAAAGCGTATCGTTGTCTACGTACGCCGACGTGTTTAAGCCGGGGACCAACCCCATTGCAACAACTCGGCCAAAGTCATTAAGGGCAATGTTCTCAAAGGCTACACCAACAAAAGCATTGCCATCCGTAATGCCAGCAGTTGAGGGGCCAAACGTAATTACGCCAGAAGACCCAACAACGCCCGTCTTCATTATCAACTGGCCCTTGGTGATTGCGGCAGACGCCTTGCCGTACACCATAATCTGTTCGTTAAGCTGGCTGGTGAAGCCGCCGCTATCGACACGAACATTCAACGTTCCGGTGGTTCCCCACCACAGACGACCAATCACTTCAGTAACAGTCGCTCCTGTATCAAACTGAATGAAATCGGGAGACGACAGTCCTCCTGTAATGCTAGCCATGGACGTGATGTCCGTGTTAGCACCAGACGCTGCCGCACCTAGATTGGCACGGGCATCGGTAGCGTTAGTGGCTCCGGTGCCGCCTTGAGAGACGGGCAGGGTGCCGCTAAGCGTTGTGGACACAGGGGTGTCCAGCAGCAGCGTCTTGAAGATGTCCATCTTAGAGGTAGTTGAGTTCCTGCGCTTCGATCACAGCATCGCTTGAGGCTTCGCGGATTGCGCGGGCTTTAAGGACCATAGTGCGCGTCCAGTAGGCCGAGCTATTGGCAGGCAGACGAAAGCCCTTGGTGGCCGTAGGATCGGTGGTTCCGTCGAAGGTAACGCGGATGTCTGCTCCGGTCACCTGTACCAGAACGTGCTCCGTGTCCGTAGCCAGCGTCCAGTCAAGGAACGCCACCGCCGAAGAACTCACCGTGCGCTGCTTGTGGGTCGTGCCATTCTGGGGGATAGCCTGCGACGGAGTATTGACGATGCGTGCGTTAGGCATGGATTAGACGGAAAATGGGGTTGCGTGTACCGCAGCGTCCGTTCCGCCTGCGCGGATGAACTTAGCTAGGCGGGCAGTTTCTTTGTTCCAAAGGAACGGCTGAACCCCGGCCTTGAACAAATGTCCGTTGGATGCCGTAGGGGTAGAGCCGTCAAAAGTAACCATCACGTCAGCCGTCTGCACGTCAATCAGGACGTACTTCGTCTTTGAGGAGGTCCAGCCAGCCGTAAGACTAACAGCAGCGGTGCTAACGGCCAAACGCTCATCAGCTTCGCCCGTGGGCTGCGGATAGAGATTAACGACAAGGGAGTTATTCATGATTAGCGAAACTGACGGGAGGTATAAGTAGAGATACGGCGGAACAAGGCGTTCATATTGCGCTGCTGGTTGGCCTTAGCCATCTCGGTGTCGAGATACATCTGGGCAACCTGCTCCTCAGCCATGGCCTTATCCACCTGACCGTCCATGCGGAGAAAGTCGGCATAAGTAGCGTGCGCGGCGTAATAGAACCACTCTTGAGGAATATTAGCAGATGACGTGTTATACGGGCCATCCCAAATGGCCTTATACGTCACCCAGAAGCCCGTAATGCCCGGATCATTGCCGATGGGATTTGCACCGTTCGTATCGACAAAAAAGTCGTATTCGTAACCACCGATGCCGCTGGTCGGATTGTGGTCGTGAAGGCGGGCAAACACCTCAATGTCAGGAATAGTAACTGGGGTGATTATTGCAGTATTGTTGTAAACCTCAGTTCCAGTCCCAGAATCAAGCTCATACGTTATTGTTTGCCCATCTACCGAAGTAATTGGGTACGTTCCATTTGGGCTAACTGTTCCGGTCAACCCAGAAACAGTTACCTTTTGACCAACAACAACATCAAAGTCTGATCCAGAAGTGGTAATCGTTACCGTGGTTCCATTTCTAGTAGAGGAGCTTCCAGACCTAACGCCAGCACTAGCATCATAGCTATACGGGACGTATGCATCCGGCGCGGGGCGGGCATCAAGCCTCTGGTAGCGCGGCCATACGTCGCACGCATCATACGCCTGACGCAGACGACGATTAGCCATTGCCAGAATCTTTGTGGATTCGGTAGGCGCGAACTCATCGACGCCAGCGAGCGACTCGATGAGATCGAACAGATCTGCGTAGGTGCGATTGGTCATGCTTTGTTAGGCGAAAGCTCGGGCATCTTCTTGTTGAAGTAGGACATGAACTCACGGCTATGCACCGTCTCATGCCCATATTTCTTCACCAAGCGGAAATACTCGCGGGCAGGCATAACACCGACACACTTGCCCAATCCGGGGATGGACTTGTGGTCGCGCATCATGCTCGCTTGCGCCTTAGCTACATTAACACGTTCAATCTCTGTCGCCTTCTCAATCTCAAGACTACGAACAATTTCCTTGCGGAGTTCGGCGTCGATTTCCTCTCTAGAAAACTCGGTCTGGGCCACTTTGATGTGCATAAAAAAGCCACCCCCAGTTAAGAGGGTGGCTTATTCTAACACAAGAAGTGTTTACGAGGTCGGCACTTCCATCTGACGCCACGCCAGCACCCAGCTACCAGCCGTGAGGTCACCAACCGTGCCATTGAACTCAACAATGAGGTCAACCGCCGACGCCGTGTTATTGGCGTAACCGTTAACAACATTGGAGGTCGTGGCCGCACCCGAGTCGGTGCCAACAAAGGCATCGCCCGTGTTCCAGATGACCTTCGTCAGAGCGTCAACATCGCCAGCGTCGATGAACTCATCCGGGTCAGCGGCGGTCACACCGAAGTCAATGGTGAGGTTGGTCGCACCAGCGGGGTCAACCACCTGATAGAGAACCGCGGTATCAACGATACCACCAGCCCCGAGCTTGCCAGCCTTGAACTGGTTCGCCGCACCGATGGTGCTAAGGAAGCCAGAACGCTGAAGGTCGATGTAATCAAACGCGACCTTATGGGTGAAGCCAGCAGCGGCTTCGTTAATCGTGAGTTTAGCCATGTTAGTAATCTCCTACGCTAAGGGTTAGCTGAGCGTGGTGATCTTACCATGCGCGCCCGGATGCTTGACCAGCAGGGTCAGGGCGCAGTCAACATAGCCGCGCTCGCCGCCACCGAGGTTCGGCAAACGGGTCGAGCCAAGCGGAATCAGTTCCGCAACACCGTAGAACTCCGGATTCACGAGGTAGCCCGTGTCCTTGTTCGTGGTGTCCGGAGCGCAATCCGGGTTCATGTTGACGATGGACACGATGCCATGGTCGGACTCATAGAGTTCGACGGACAGCTTGATCGTCGCCTCGCCACCCTCATACGCCACACGGCGAACCGAGTAGTCCGAGCTACCCGACGTGCGGGCGAAGTCGCTGATGACGCGGCGCAGGGCCGTGTCAGCAACCAGCGTCAGACCATTCGACGTACCCGTAACGCGGTAGATCGAGGTGATGAGGTTGTTAAACACCGTCTCATTGAAGGTGCTCGAAGCGTGGATGGAGCCAGCCGGGGTGCGGTAGGCAGCGGGAACGTCCGCCGGACCAGCCGAGTCAATCCAGTCGCCGAGGCCGCGCAGGCCGTAGGGCGTGCCAGCACCATCTTCAACCGAGCGGTCGTTGTTGGAGCACAGGGTCGCCTCGATGTCGCGCTTGATTTCGCGGACAGCCTTGGCCTCCGCCTGAGCGATCTTGGCCGGACCAACGCTATCAACAGCGTTCTGGAGGTCGGACACCATGTAATCGCGGCGGAACTTCTGGATGTAATTACCCAGACGAGCGCGGTTGGCGAACTTGTCCGTGAACACCGTGACATCGGAACCTTCCGCAACGCCCGTGGTGACGGGAGCCGAGAGGCTGTCAACGGTCCACTCCACGAAGGTAGCGGACGCCTTGGACTTAGCAGCGGAGGAAAGAACCGGAGTCTCCTCGGGGGCGAGGATCGTCAGGACATCGAGAAGGTCTTCGCGGTTAGAAACAGCGGAACCCGGATTGGTCGTATCGTAAGTATTAGAGAAAGCCATTGTAGTAGTAGGTTATTTGCGTTTAGAGAGTTGTGCTGCACGAAGGGCAATGAAGTCGCTTACGCTTCCTGAGTCCG